ATCCACGGCGGCATAGCTCAAGGGCAGAGCGGTCCGGCAATTACACCCGGACAGATCTGGGTTCAAATCCCAGTGCCGCCTTGTGGGACGGGTATTCTCGGGTAGTATCCGTCCCACAGCTTCACGCTATAATCACCCGCGAACTGCACAGGGAGGTGAAAATGGATAGCGATCAAGTCAAGGAGCTCAAGGCTCAGCTTGATGATCATGACGAGGTTGTCGTCGTAGACAGCGATGGCAACATCTTGCCCGTTCAGGATATCAACTGGGATTCCCGCAATGGGCGCGTCGAGATCATGCTCAACATGCAGTTGACAGGCAATGCCTAAGGCCGTCAGCAAGAAGCAACAGCGCTGGTTCTTTGCCGCGGAGGCCAGGGGCCAGCTCAAGAAGGGTACGGCCAAGCGTCATGCCCGCAAGGGCAAGGCTTACAAGAAGCTGCCGATGCGCGTCAAGAAGAGGAAGACAACTCGTGCTCGCAGGCGAAGGAGGCGGCGTTGATGGCCCGCAGACGACGTTCACCGAAGCTGACGGCAAAACGCCGTAAGCGACTCAGGAAATCATCCTTTGCCCTGAAGAAGCAGCGCAAGTACCCGCTTGACACTCGCGGTCGGGCGGCTAACGCGAAAGCGCGAGCTACGCAGCAGTACAAGAAGGGCAGAATCAGCAAGGCGACACGTGATCGCATTCATGCTGCCGCGAACAGGCGCTACAATTTCAAGTCTTCCGGCAAGAAAAGAAGGAGGCGATAGATGCCACTGGGCTCAGCACCGCCACTGCTGCCTCGTGCGGCAGCCAAGCTTCTGTATAACTCGGGTTGGGTTGGTTTAGACAACCTGTTCAAGATGCTCGCCACAGCGCAAGCAGAGAGCAACCTCTACCCAAAGGCCTGGCACTGGAACGATCCTGCCAGTGGTTACGACGGAAGCACTGACTGGGGATGGTTACAACTTAACGACGGCAACAAAGGAGGTGCGAAGCCGAAAGTTGACATCAATGGTGATGCCATCCCAGATCCGAAGGTGGAGGCTTTCGCCAAGATGGCGATGACGCCAGCTTTGGCCGCTGCCCAAGCCCGCAAGCTTTGGGACACGCCCACAGGCCCAGGCAGGATCCGAGGCATTCAACCGTGGGCTGCTTACGCCAGTGGTGCCTGGAAGAAGTACATGGCCCCGTCGGCCACAGGTATTCGTAACTTCCTCGCTGATAAGTACGGCTTCGGGAGGATTTGATGGCCAAGCGCAAGGGCAAGATCGCCAACTTTGGCGGTAAGAAGGCAGCGCCATTCAAGAAGGGTGGCGGACGACGCAAGAAGAAGGGAGGCAAGTGATGGCTAGGAGTCAGAAGTTTGGTGGGCATGGCAAGATGGCGAAGAAGGGTGGTGCTCACCCCAAGGGAGCCATGGGAAAGGGGCAGAAGGTTCAGGCCCACACCATGGGCGCAGTTCCGAAGAACCCACGCGGCACGCTCAGTAGCTGACAGTTGGAAGAGTGGCCGAAGTATGACGTTAGACTTGAGCACGTTCCCGGTGCGAAGGGTGGATCCTGGTATGCATCCCTTTGGCGGCAGGAGAAGAAGTACGCCAAATGGGAGCAGCTGAACAAGGGCCAGGGCAAGACGCTTGAGACTGCTCTTAACGCCTGTGCACATGGTGTCAAGCTACAGGCGCTCAAATATCCGGAGCTCGCTGCTTGATGAGGGGCATATTCAGCATGGACCCAGGCGGGGCAACCGGTCTCGCCTGGGGCATCTTTGACAACACGGCATCCGTTCATGATGCCATCAAGAATGGTCTTCACAAGGGGAGCGTCACAGTTGAGGGCGACGAGTACCATCAGATCGTTGCTATCGCCAAGTACTGGATGTCGTTCTACAAGTTTTGCGTCCACAGATGCCTGCTTGATCCTGAGGATGTAGAGTTCGTCTCGGAGGACTTCGTTGAACGAACTGATCTCAGAGGAAAGAAACATCAGAGTCCAATTCGTATCCTTTGGGGTGTGGAAGGCTACCGCATGGGCCGTGCTGCGGAATTTGCAGGTCGCCGTCGCAGTGGAGCTCGAGTCTACGCCCCACGAATCATCCTTCAACATCCGAGCCTCGGTGCGGCAATTGGCAGTGAACGACTCCGAGAGTACGGGTGTTGGGTGGTCGGCAGGGACCACGAGAGGTCAGCGTGGAGCCACATCATCGTCAGGCTGACCGTGCTTCAGCGGATGCCTAGCGCCGTACGGTAAACTACTGTCTCCTCCCTCTGTGCGGGAAGGAAAGCAGGTGGGAGCCAGATCAAGCTTTCCTAGGTTTCGGGGTGGTTGCCTAGGTGGTCTGGCTCCCGTTGCCCTTTTTATGGCGCGGGCGCGCGTACGCGCGAGGAGCGCGAGGCTAGCGCGGCCAGGCAGGATCGGCTATACTCAGCCGCGTGGCAGACCACCTCCCACCCTCCCCCATCGAGTGGAAGGATGTGCAGCTAGGGCCGGGTCAAGATCCGCCCAGGCCCAACGCCCACTTTCAGTGGTCACCTGATCTCCCCAAGCCTACCGACTACCAGCGTGAACCTGGTTTTGAAAGCTTCATCATTGTTGGTCGATGGCCGGAGAGGTGGGTCTGATGACTAAGTGGGAATTCTCCGATGGGTGTATGGGCGGGCCGGAGAAGGATCGGCGTGGGGCAGCGATCACTTAAAGATCGCCGCAAGGACGCTTTTGAGCACGTCAAGAACCACAAGCCACTCATAACCAAGAAGCCGAGGCCAAGGAAGCGCCCCAAGGATTCGCTCGGCATTTGCGGGGCAAAGAAAAGGAATGGCGGGGTCTGCGGCATGGTTGCTGGGTGGGGCACCAACCATCCGGGCATCGGCGTGTGTAAGTTCCACGGTGGTACTACGCCACAGCAAGTGAGGGCAGCCGCCAAGACTGAGCTGCGCAACTTGTTGGGCGAAGAGAAGGAGATGAATCCTTTCGAGGCCATCATGTGGTGCATCCGCATTCGTGCTGGTGAGATAGAGTGGCTGAGCCAGCGCATGGGCAAGCTTGAAGAGAAGGACTGGATCGAGGATTCACTCGTCGGCAAACAGTTCCACCTCTTTGCGCGTGAGCGTCAGGCAGCTATGGCTGACCTAGTGCGCTTCAGCCAGATCGCAATCAGCATGGGCATCGCCGAACGGTACGTCAGGCTGGCCGAGGTCTATGGCCATACGATCGCCAAGCTGATTGAGTCGATCTTGGGTGATGACGAACTCGGGCTAACTGATGAGCAGAGGAAAGCGGCGCCACAAGTCATCAGGCGACACCTCCTTGCAGTGAAGGCTTCAGAGAGCATGGTCATCGAGGGCAAGGCCAAGCTGGCAGAGAAGCCAGCCCTAGTGGAGAAGGTGGCATGATATGGCCACACGAACACGGACGCGTGCTGATCGGCAACGAAAGACCGAGGTGGCCGAGGCTTGGTTCGCATATCTGCGTGTCACAAAAGATCTGGGGCCAAGCAACTACGACGAGATTGAGGACTGGGCATGGGCCAAGCTTCAATGGCAGCTGAGGCAGATCAGAGAGGAGCCGCGTGAATACGCTTCTGTCTGAAGCGCTGGACGTTGCCGACGCGTACTTCAACCCACCGGTGGATCCTCACGTTGAAGATCCTGTTCTTTGGGCACAAGAAAAGCTTGGTCTCTTCCTCTGGTCCAAACAAGTGGAGATCCTAGAGGCCATTCGCGACTACCCCCTGGTCGCGATCAAGGCAGCTCACAGCGTCAGTAAGTCACACACCGCCTCCGTCGCCGGAGCCTGGTGGCTTACGGTGCACGAGCTCGGCAGCGCCTTCCTGGTGACGACGGCTCCGTCATGGCCACAGGTTGAGGCCATCCTGTGGCGGGAAATAAGACGTAGACACCAGGAAGGCCAACTGCCGGGGCGCATCACCAAAGACTGTAAGTGGCACATGGGAACGAGGTTGGGTGATGAAGAACTCATCGCGCTTGGGCGTAAGCCTGCCGACTACGACGAGTACACGTTTCAAGGAATTCATGCCCGTTACTTCATGGCGATTCTGGATGAGGCTGGAGGTATTCCCGAATGGCTATGGAATGCGGTGCTCGCTCTCGCTACCAACGAGAATGCTCGTGTACTGGCTATCGGCAACCCCGACGACCCGAATTCACACTTTGCGCAGATCTGCAAACCGGGGTCTGGGTGGAAGGTAATGACCATCGGGGCATTCGACTCGCCTAACTTCACGGATGAGGAAGTGCCAGATGGTCTCAGGGAAGATCTCGTCAGCCAGACCTGGGTCAATGCGCGACGCAAGGACTGGGGCGAGGGCAGCCCGATCTGGCAGGCCAAGATCGTTGGTGAGTTTCCTGACATCAGCGATGAGTACCTAATTGCGCCGTACCTGATTGAGAAGGCTTACCAGGTCAACCTGCCAGGCCTTGAATGGGGTAGGTACGGCGTAGATATCGCGCGCATGGGCACCGACCGCTCCGTTGTGTACCGCAATCGTGGTGGGCAGATCAGGCTTGTCAAAGCTTGGGCCAAAAAGGATACGATGGAGTCAGCCGGTGAAGTAGCGCGCATCATAGGCGTACACGAGAACCGTAGGGTCCCGGCGGTGATCGACATCATCGGCATCGGGGCAGGAGTATTTGATCGCCTCCGTGAGCAGCGCTATGAAGTCGGTGCCTACCAAGGCAGTGAGCGCGCTCAGAACCCAGCGAAGTTTAAGAACCGCCGCTCAGAGACGTGGTGGACTTTTCGTGAGCTGATGGAGGAGGAACTGATTGACCTCGACCCTGACGATGAGACCCTTGCCGCGCATCTGGGGTCAGTCAAGTGGGGCGTGGATTCCGCCGGCAGAATCTACGTTGAGAGTAAGGACGATCTTCGGGCACGGGGATTGCCGTCGCCGGATCATGCCGATGCGGCCATCTTGTCGACCGTCTTCGCTGGCAGTACTGTGGGAGTGCGAGTACAGGACAACTCCATAACAGGCGACCTACTCAGGAAGGCGATGTGAGAACACTAGCACTCAGCAGCCCACCCATGCGGGGGCAGGATGTCAAGGATGCCCAGTCGCGGCTTCAAGGAACAAACGTCTTCAAGCAGAACTTCCAGCCGGGCAAGGTAGATGGTATCTTCGGAGAAGGGACCGCACGCGCCTGCAAACGAGCGAAGTACTGGTGCGGGTACGAGCAGGCCAAGTGTCTTGCGTCGTACGGCAACCAGCTCAACGGCTTCCTTTCGGGCAAGGTTAAGTTGCCACCAGCTTACGCGAGCCGTCGTAAGAAGCGGCTTACTGCCGCCAAAGCGAAGCCACTTCGCCAAAAGGCTCTTGATCGTGCGAAGACACAGATCGGCACCAAGGAGTCACCGCGTGGCAGCAACCGGCAAAAATATGGTGCGTGGTACGGTCTCAACGGCGCACCTTGGTGTGCAATGTTTGTGACCTGGTGTTACGTCAGCGAGGGATCAAGGGCGTTGGCGCGTGGTCGGCGGTTTGCTTACGTCCCGTGGGTCGTAGGCGAAGCGCGCGCTGGTCGTAACCATTTGGCCATCACCCGCAACCCGCAGCCGGGAGACCTGGTGTGCTTCGACTGGAACCACGACGGGACGTCAGACCACGTTGGTCTGTACGAGAAGGACTTGCCAGGGGGAGACTTCCAAGCCATAGAGGGAAACACCGGAGAGGGCAACGATTCGAACGGTGGTGAAGTGATGCGTCGCCGTCGTAACGTGTCACAGGTTCAGGCGTTCGTCCACGTAGGAGGTTGAGCATGGCAAAAGGCAGAGGGAAGATTCAGGGAGTTGACAAGTACCACAAGATCGGCCGTTTGAAGTCTCCGTCAACTCACATGATGGGGACGCCGTTCCAGAACCAGCACATCGGTGACATCGGCAATCTGCCGATGCACGGTGTACCAACGCAGACACGCGTTAGCAAGCCCAAAGGTACCAGCGGCGGAAGGACCGCGCCAGCTTCGTCGGACATCAACCCGTCGATGTAATGCCACCAGTCGGCCGACCACGCATGACCACCGCTGCCGGTAGTAGACCGCCGACCACAGAACTCGGTGTACCGGATGTCTACTACGGCACCAGCTGGATGGGTTGGAATACGTTCTACGACGTACATGAGTACGTTCCGGAACTACGCTGGCCCCAGAGCATTCAGATCTTTGATCAGATGCGGACGGATTCTCAGCTGGCTGCCCTCTTCACAGCGGTGGCGTGGGGCATCTCGCAACTTCGTTACCTCATTGATCCGAACGGCGCCAAGCAAACGATCGTGAACCAGATTAGTGAGGACCTGAACCTGCCCATCCGTGGGCAGGACGATCAACCGCGCGGGCGATTGAAGAAGAGAT